CCAGTATTGGCGTCATAGACAAGTTTATTTCTAAACTTAATCATAATACTCTTTAAGTACTCTTCAGCCTTTCCTTTCGGAAGGTTACCAACGTCAACATAAAATATTCTTCTTTCTGGTGCTCTTGCTAATCTGTAGATGACAAGAGAGTCTTCCATCATTCTTAACTGATTGATAGGTTTAATCGCCTTATGTAGATGAGAAACGACTTTCTTTCTTGATTCATCTAAGAGACCAGAAGTCACATAACTGATAGAATCAACATGAAATTTTACAGCGTTATTGTTTGCGCTGTTTCCTGGTTTTTCTTGAAAGATGTAATATTCTTTTACTGATTTGATAACGTCTGCTTTTGTCTTCTCATCTTTTTCTTTTTTAATCTCTTTTACTTTTCTGATTTTTAGCGAGTCAATAAATCGTATCTCTTGAATTCCACCTTTTTCATTTCCATCTGGAACTACTAAGTGGTGATATATTCTTCCGTCAGTATACCATCTCTTAAATATATCGTGGCCTAACTCTTTGAAGTTAAGCATTGATAGTACACCTTTAAATTCTTCTTGTATGGATTCTTTAATCTGATCTGTAGCTTCAATGTCATCTAGACCGATTGATACTACACCTGCATTATCATCAACTACTACAGCTTCGTTAACAATATCTTCTATAGCCGCGTCTACTTCTGGATGAGTAGCAACTCCTCTGTACTTCATTATTAATGAATAGTTATCTTTTGCATTGTTTCCGTCAATGTCAACGTATTGTCCGTAGTAACTTCCGGAGGCAGTAACGTATCCTGCACCGTCCTCGTCTTGAGCCGGAACTACTGACTTTAATTTTTCCTGAGCTTTACTCCCAGCCCGTTTAATCTCAAAACCAAATAATTTAATTGAATTCTCTTCTGCCATAACGACCCTTTATTTTGTATTTGCAAGGGGCATTGCTGCCCCTCACATATATTTATTCACCTATTAAGTTAAATGGGATTCCGGCCGGCTCCGCCAGCACCAGATCCAGTAGTATTAACAGTTGTACCTTCACCACTTTCCCAATAGTCATATTGCCATTCGATAGAGAATTCTTCGATCTGATCGTTAGCATCGTAAGCTAGGTCTATTGCAGATACTGCTGTTGGAAAACCGCCGATAAACTTATACGAATAAAGTACGACTCCATTTTTATCCAACTGTTCTACAGAAAGATCCGCTTTATACTGATCAGGCCGTTGTTCACCAGTATTTGCTTCATGAGCGTTTTGTTCCCTCATCCATGTCTCCATAGAGCGTCTGATCTGAAAATCAGTGTCGTTATAAACTGTAATTACCCAAGGCTCGAAAGTTCGATCCCCAGCTAAGTTTATAGTTCGACCTCTAAAAAAGGCAGGTGTGGTACCCATTGTTGAAGCTGGCAACTGAGCAGCTCGACATAAGAATTGCATCTTTGAACCAGCTCCTGAGATTCCAGGAAGTTCTGGTGCTACTGCCGGTGAGTTACACGTAACTTGATAGAGATTAGCGCGTGCTCCACCGCCTACGAGGGCTGTTTTAAAAGCTCCTATGTTTTGTATAGCCATTTTATTATCTCCTTACCAATATTTATACAGTTCCAACAACTTCGCTAAACTGAACGCCTGATCTTACTCCAACAAAATTAAGTGTGATGAAGTTGATAGATCTTGCGGGTTTAATGAAGATGTTAGCAACAAATTGATTAGTATCGACAATCTCTGGGCCGTTATTAGTTTCGTCACAGACTATTTTAAAGTCTGTAATTCCACGTCTTCCTTGAATGTTTCGAAGAACTGGTTCCACAATACCTGTAAACTCTGATCTTGTAAATTCATCGTTGAATTCAAAGATAGTTGCTTTAGCAGCCGTAGAGATTGCTCTTTCGAGTACAAGAAATAAACGCCTAACATTAATACGATCAAATGCAGATGGTCGATCTTGATGTGTCTTATCACCAAATAGTAATATTCCTTGACCAGGAAGATTCGCTACAGGATTGACTCCAATCTTATAGTGAACATCTCTATCTGATTTATTAGGATTATATGCTAATGCAGTGACTCCAAGGTATTGACCTCTTCGTGAACCTGCAGGTGAAAAGAACGGTGCAGCGACTCTATCAGTATTTGCCATAAGGCCAGCTGTCGATGAAGCTGCTGGTATGAAGATAAATTTATCATTAAATTTATCATAAACTTTAAGATAGTTATTATCAACGATAAGATATGAACTCTTAGTAAAGTTACCGACTCCTGTAGCAACGTCAGTCACCGCACTCGCGGCATTATTAACAACTGCCGTTCTGTTTGGTGATGTTACAACAACACAGTCTTTCCGTTTGGACTGAGCTGTTCCTACTAAGTCGTTAACAATAGTTACCTGATCTGATGAAGAGGCTAGACCTGGTGCTATTAAGAAGTCCACTTCTATGACGTCAGGATCTTCAAACAAGTCAAATCCAGTTTGATAGTTACCTGTCGTCAATGCAATCCCATCATCACCGTCAGCCAGTGATGTTTGAGTACGTGATGCCGATCTACCAGTAGCATAGTTTTTAGCTGGAGACGTTGCAGTTCCGGCTGCACTACCTAAGTTGAGCTGTGTGATATCAGCGACCCATACGTATTGAGATTGTCTATTAATAACTTCTTTTAGATAATTTGTACTTCCGTCTGTATTCTTTGCATTTTCAGCAACTGATACATGTGGAAATACTTCTAAAACTGTTCCTTTTGTTCCAGAAAACTTTCCGTCTTCGTCAACAACTGCTACATGTACTTCGTCATGAGTTGCAGTATCTGCAGTTGCAGTTGCACTTGTACCTGGCGCTCTATCAAAGAATGCGCTAAAAGGCCAAGAAGCAAATGTTGAGACTGAGCCAGAGGCATCAGCCGCGAAAGTTTCTAGTTTTAATGAGTTTCCTAACTCACCTGGATATTTTCCGACATATCCTATGTTGTCAGAATCTAATGCTGCTAGTTGAGCATCAAAGTCTGTTTCGTTTCCAATAGCCACTGCGAGCGTTGCACTGTCTCCGCTATGGGAGTTATTAGCTCCATTGTGCATTCTAACAACTTGTAAACTGTTAGAATAGTTTAAAAAGTAACTTGCTCCGTGATAATCTATTGAATGTGCATTGTCTGGTGCGGTATAAGCTTCCACTAATCCCGCTTCGTTTGATATGAGTCTTGTTTCGCCGACAGGTCCCCAACGAAATCTTCCTACGTAAGCGCCTGTTGACGACTGTACGTTAGGTACGATACCCGTTAGATCTACTTCCTTGACTACGACGGCTGGAGACTCAGATGGTGCGAATAAAGCCATGTCTCTTCCCTTCCAAATAGAAAATTATAAGTTTTTGATGTTTCATAATACGGTTATGTTCAATTAACTATATTTATATAATTTTATTTTCTAGAAATTCTTATCAGAATATTCAACAGCCCATCCATCTTCGATTTCTACATGAGTTTCTGGTAGTCCGTCATCATGTATGCCAAATGGAAGTACATCGTTTTCAATTTCTAGCATTCTTTGCTCAAACATAAGTTTCTTTATACTAATATCAGTAAGTTCACCAAAGTAAGTTGTTCCTACAAAGAAACCAAATAAAATATAATTCATCACTAAGTCATCATGATTTCCTTCAGAAGCTTCATATGATTGTCCTCTTGATACAAACGTTGATATTTCTAATATTGTATCTTCATCGCATATATCAATTTTTTGATTCTCTATAAGATCTTTAAAGGCTGAACATCCAATACGCTTTACTTTCTTTGTCATGTTTAATCCAAGTCCACTTGATTTTATTGTCGATTCAACATACATATTTTCATATTCTAATTCATGATATAGACCATTACACACGACTTGACCAGCATCATTTGATTCTATGACAACTATGCACTGATTATAGAACTCAGCGTACTTATATATAACATTAGGGAAGAGTAAAGGAGAGATAGTGTTGTTGCGATATACAGCTACCTGCTCAAAAGGGTTCGTACTTATATCGATTAAATTAAAAGTAGAATAATCCTGACCTCTTCCTTTTGCAACATCTACGGTCATTACATAGTTATGACCTTTTATTGGTTTATTGTATATTTTAACAGAGTCTCTTGTATGTTCAATAGGATCTTTTCTTCTTAGATTCAATAATGTTTCAGCATGAATAAGTGTATCACCGGTTCCAAAAAATGTATTTCCAAATTCTTGATCAAACTGCAATTGAGAAGTATTAGATATAGTTTGAGTTTTCCATTTTTCATCTCTTCCAGGAACATCCCACCAATCAACTCTAAACGGATGATATTCATTTACACCTTGAGTAGCTCCTTCCCACAGTTTATGGAATACATTACCAATACCGTTTGCAGTAGATGTAATAATAACTTTAGTCTGTTTACCAGATGAAACAACAGGATATGTAGATGTATAAAACTCAGACGCTCTTTCAACAAAAGCAAACTCATCCAAATACAGGAGTGAGACTGACATACCACGAATTGATGAACCGCTCGTTGCAGCTGCCACAATCCGAGAGTTATTTGAAAACTCGATCGAACCTTTGTTCAAAGCTTTACAACCAGGTTGAAGAAAGAAAGGAAGGTTCTCTAACATTAATGTCACACGCCCAAGCATTTCACGAGCAGTAGCACCTTTGTTAGCCATTATAGCAACTATTTTTTCTGGCTGAAATAAAACAAACCAAAGAAGATACGCAACTGAAGATATTGATTTTCCAGATTGTCGACAGGCTAAAACTATATTAAATCGATTACTATTAAAAGATTCGAACATACTTTCCTGATAAGGATATAAATCAAAACCTACTAAGCCTTTATCTAGGGAAATAATTTTACAGTATGTTTTAGCAAAATATGCTGGATTTTGCATGCATTTGGCGTATTCCTGAACGTCTTCATTAGTCCATTGTTGAACCACTCCGTCTTTCTTTACGTTTGGGTTGCCTAGATACGCATCATTCAGTTTCATCATTAGAAGGTTTTCTTTCATTTATATCGACAACGTTATCGTTGTTTTTAACATTCTGTAGCATTCTTTGTAAATCTGTTGTAGATCCTACAAATAGATTATTGTTTGTTGTATTACCTTCAATTTGTTTCATATCGTTTTTATAAAAATCTTTTTTCTTTTTATTTAAGTCCATCAGTCTATCATTGACATCAGATACATTTTTAATCATACCTGAAACAACTTCGTATGCTCTTGGATGTTCTAAGTTCTTTGCAACGTCTAGCATATCGTCCAAAGCATTTTGTCCTTTTTCTATTAAGTCATAGTATGTTCTTTTGGAGTATTCATAATCGTTTTCAACGTTTTCGTCTGGTTTATCTGTCATAATAATCTCCTAGTTTGATGGTAGATTATGAGTATTAGTTGTTCCGTGAGCAAAAGCTGTACTGCTATTAAATGGTTGTTTTAAAAATTTATTAGATGTACCATGTAGAGCTCTAGAGTTGTCATAATCATTCGCAGGGTTTCCTGAAGTAGGATCATATAATCTACTACTTTCAGCATTATCAACTATAAATGATTTTACTTCTTCTTTTGTTACTGTAGCTTTTGATGAATGTCTTAATCCTACTAAACACGCAACAACTCCGGTTACTTGAGGTGCAGCCATACTTGTTCCGCTTAATTTATTAACTTTAAACGAATTATCTAGCGTATAATTCTCTTGATTTGCTGAATTCGAGGGAGAAGATGTTTGAGATATTGGGCCCATTATTCCAGAACCTGGTGCCATAACATCAACTCTTGGTCCTCTATTGCTCACTCCAGTCATATTTTCTTGGTTTGAAGTATAGGTTCTGTCAATAGATCCCACACATAAAACATTATCTTGAACAGTAGGAGTACCACCTCTATGATAATACTGTATTTGATTCGGAACACCTAAATTTCCAGCACCAACATCCCAACCCGTATATAAAAAATAGTTACTGTAATCAGTTCCACCATCATTATCTATTCTATACTGATAGTTTCCAGCAGCTCCTACAAATAATATTCCAGCATCAATGCAATCTTCTATGTCAGATTCAACACTTGCAACTCTTGCAGGATATCTCCAATATCCATCTGCATCAGCTTCAATTGGCATCAATCCGTAAGGTTTTAAACTGCCATTTCCTAAAAGAGCATTAGAGCCTGTAAAGTTACTTCCTCTCCAGACAACGCCTGTCATCGTTCTAGTGTTAGTTCCTACATAACCCCAACTCATATTAACAACAGTAGGTCTATTAGGAATTGTGTTATCATCTGAGTTTGCAGCTTTTTTCAAGTTATGCCAAGCTCTTAACATATTAAAAGCTGTACTTACTCCAAATTGTGTGGTGGCATCATCGAGTACTTTTAAACTAAAAATGCGAGCTTCTTTTGCCCAACCATTTAATTTTCCACATGCGATTCCTGCAACATGAGTTCCATGACCAGTCAAATCTCTATGATAGTCTGCATGTTGTGAACCACCTAGACCACTTATAGTTGGCCAATCTATTGTTTGATATCTTGTGCTTCCGGTATTTGATCTTGGTGAATCATTAAACTCTGGATGATTGGCTTGTATGCCGCTGTCCATAATTACAACGTCTACACCATTCGCTGTTAAAGTATAAGGAAAACTTTGATTACTTACAGTAGAATTGCCACTCCATTTATCACTAGTAAATCCACAAGCAGCAAGTCCCCAGTTTGCACCATTTACTGTAGCCGTCTTATCAAAATCAATTGAATCTTGTACGGCGTTAGCCATCGGTATGATGCCATTTTCTGATTTAGATCCATATCTTATATCTCTTATTCTCGGATCTTGCTCTTTTAGATTATCAGCCTGAGCTTTAGTCATTACATAATCAAA